ATTCTTCTACCAAAGTAAGGAACTTCAATAGGAGTTATTGTTGAAGCGGGAATTTGTGCAGCCTTACAAAGTAAGGGAACTTGTATATCTGCAGCCCCATTTATCGGATTTTGTATATCCACTTTGAAAAGTGAATTTCTTGCACCGCCTCCGACTAAAGCACCAGCAAATTCATTTACATTAAAAGCCATTAGTGTGTTCTCCTAAAAAGTATTTATTAACCAAATTTGCCTACTACTTCGGTAAATTCAACTCCTGTTCTTACTGCAACAAAGTTCAACTGAATGTAGTTGATTGAACGATTTGGTTTGACGTATATATCTCCGACAAACTCATTACGATCAATAACTTCTCCTGTATTATTTGAACCATCACATACTACTTGGAAGTCTGTAATTCCTCTTCGACCTTGAACATCTCTTAGGAAAGGTTCTATAAGATTCTTGAACTGTGACCGAGTAAACTCGTCATTGAACTCGAACAGTGTAAAGTTAGCTGCAAGTTCGATTGCTTTCTCTAGTACAATGAACAATCTTCTTACATTGATTCTATCAAAGGCACTTGGTTGAGACAATAACGTCTTATCCCCAAAGAGAACTGTTCCTTGGCCTGGGAAAGTTACTACAGGATTGATTCCAGACTTATAGAGTTGATCTCTCTGTGCTTTAATAGGATTATAAGAAAGTCTAAGTACATTTTTAATCTGACCACGATTAAATCCAGCAGGAGAATACCATGCATCTCTTGTAATGTCAGCCCTAACAATAAGTCCAGCAGTATCTCCGTTCAGAGGTACATAACGATTCTTATCATTGTATCTGTCATATTGAAGTTTGTACGAACTATCCATAATTGCATAAGAAGTTGATGGAAGTGTGTTTCTAAAGGCAATAACTGCATCCATTGTTTTTGATACAGTGCCATCATTACCAACAACCATTGCTGATGGAGGAGTTAAACAAACAACACAGTCCTTACGAACCTCTGCGATATTGTTTATCAGGTGTATTGCTCTTGCCTGATTTGCACCAGCACCAAGTAATAAAGATACATCTGTCTTTGTCTTATCATTAAACTCATTAAATGCAAGATTATAGTTTCCGTCTGATGGTTGAGGCCCATCACGACCCTGAGTGAAACTTCTGTTATCAGGTAAAGAGCCAGGATTTCCAAAGGTTGAACTTGCAGCCCCACCAAGATTTGAACCTCCTTCGAAGTGACGTAACCACCAGAGCCACTGTGACTTGTTGTTTATAACATCTTTGTAGAAAATTGTTCTTCCGTCATCACCTTTTGCATCAAATGCGACTGAAAGATTTTCGTATGTTTCAAGTATCTGTCCTGCTGTACCTGTGATTTCTCCCTTTTCGTCTTCTACAACGATATGAAGTTCATCATTGCTACCACCTCTAGTGTTAGCATAGTTACTTGTGCCTGGAGCCTTCTTAAAGAAACTTGCATATTCCCAACGTCTTATTGGATTTTGAGCTGCCGCCTGATACGTAGCTGCACCACTAAATCCACTTGTAGTGTTACCTGTGTATGCACTTGAAAGTACAAGTACAGTTGTATTTGTGATTGAAGAAACTTGTCTCTCTTCTTTATCTACACCAAGTAATAGAGTATCACCAACCTGTACTTGTGAAGTTAAGCCAGCCACAAAAGTAATTGTTGTACTGTTCGCAGTGAGGTTGACGTTTGCAGTAGTTGTAGATTCAAATGCATTTGCACCCAAACATGAAGATACTCTTAAAGAGTTTCCTAATGCTCCTGCATATTTTGCAGCCCATGTACTTGTATCTGCAATACCATCAGAGTAGTTTTCTTCATAATCGTCTGAATTTTTAATAAGAGTATGTTTACTGTTTGTATTTGATGTAGCATTTTGAGCACCAGTTGCATCAGTGTTCTTTACTCCAACAACAAAAAGTTGATTTCCATAATTAAGAAAATTTGCAGATGTGAAAAAATCTATGAATGTGTTTGTGCTTGGAGTCTGAAAGGTCTGAACCAATTGGTTTTCATCAGAAATTAGTATAGGCTGGAATATTGGCCCCCATCTAAAATGTCCAACAGAACCACCTGTAGTGGTAGAAACTGTTGGCACAACTGTTGTAAGATCAATCTCACTTACGTTAATGCCTGGCGATACTTGTAGGGCCATCTGTTATTTCTCCTTAATAAAAAAGACATTTATTTATTCTAATTTTTATTATTTATAATTTCACAATTTTAACCAATCTGCGTCATCCAAAACTGTTTTAACTTCAGACTCTATTCCGTCATCTATAAACCCAAAAGGAAGAACATTGTCCTCAATATACTTATTTTTTTCTGCAAGAAACTGGGTTCTAAAGTCGGTATTGGTTAAGTCTTTAAAATAATCTTGTTTTGCAAGCCAACAGAATAAAACAAGACACATAACAAGATCGTCATGCCCTCCGTCTGCTTCGAAGGAACTTTTTTTCGATACAAAATTAGAAAGCTCGGTAAGTATATCGAAATCATTGACAATTAACTTGTCTGACTCGATCATATCCTTGAGATTCGAACAACCTATACTTTTCACTTGTTTTGTTGTTCGTACTCCTTTAACAACATTCGTACCAAATCCACTACCTATCTTCTGTCCAGCTCTACCCTTGATACTTGACATCAAAAGATTGTCATACTCAAGGTCACTATGAAGGATATCTGCGACTTGACCACCGATATCATTTATCTCAACAAGAACATAAGCTTCATTGTAAGACTTTGCAGTATTATATATAATTTCTGGAAAAAGTAAAGGGGATATTTTGTTATTCTTGTATTTACCAACAACCCTATAAGGAATCTCTGTAATGTCAAATATTACAAAGGCAGAATAGTCTCCCATATTTCCTCTTGCAACGTCAACAACTATACAATATTCATGTAATTTCTGTGGTTCTTCGTAAATTTGTATATTCTCGTTAGAGTAGATTGGATTTTTAAAAGGTATGTTTCTTAACTTTGTTGGAGATATTAAAGTATCTGAGCTTCCAATAAACTCACACTCAAACTCTTGACGAAACTGTTCTTCACTTGTATTTGCAATTGTCTGTTCTTTCCAATCCTCATCTCGGCCTGGAATATCTGACCAGTGTACTTCAATCGGTATATACTCGTTTTTTCTCTCTGTGGCGTCAGAATACAACTTGTAAAAGTGATTCATTCCCTTTGGTGTGGATACTACAAATATCTTTGTTGATGTACCAGAAGATATTGTTGGATATACAGATGCAAAGAACTCTTGTGCAATATTGTCTCCAATAAAGGCAAACTCATCAAGAAAGACTATATTATAAGACCCACCACGAATAGCACTTGATGATGTTGCAGCTGCTACAATCTTACTTTGATTCTCAAGAAGAATACTTCCCTTGTTCCACTCAAGTACTCCTTGTTGTAACCATTTCGGAAGATACTCGTATGCAAGTCGTATCTTTCCAAGAAGTTCAATAGCAAGTCTTTCTTTATTTGCAAGAATAGCAACACTCTGAGAGTCATTAAAGAGAACAACCCATAGAAGATACCCTGTAACTGTTACGGATTTACCAGCCTGTCTTGGAAGTTTACAAATAACGAATCGGTTATTATGAAACTGATTGACCATCTCTCTCTGATAGTCGTACATATTAAAAGGTACAAGTCCTTTGTCAACATTAATAATCTTAACATAGTTCTCTATAAAATGTTCTGGATTTCTAGCACATTTGACATATTCGGCCAATTGTTCCTTTGTATATTCAACAGGAACACTTGCACTTTTCAAATTCTTATTATTTAAATAGTTTTCTGACATTTTTTAAAAAAACACTTGACAAATATTTTTATATAGTATATAAGTTAGCTTGTACCCTGCAAAGACATATACTAATCACAAAATGATGACTTAGTTCCTCCATCATACCTTTTAGCTAATCCTGCAGCTAGTATTAAGTCAGAATAGTTTTCTGTTCCCACATACATATCAGCAATAATTCTTCCACCATACTTTCCCCAAGAAACATCTCCGAAAGTAATAGGAGTATTAGTAGCAGCTGCATCGGCAATTACGTCTGTTACAAATTGAGTGGCAATTTTACCTTGTTCTTTCTCATATGCACATTTTGCACGATATCCTTTTTCGGGAGTATCAATACCACGAATACGAATACTTAGTTTTCTTAATTCTAAGGGCCCCCATTCAACACGAATACCAACAGTATCCCCATCAATGACTCTTGTAACTTCCCATTCGAATAGTCTTTCTTCTTCTACAGAAGCATAGATATATGGGTCTTCACTATAAGCATAGACATATTGTGTTGACATTACTGCTACAGTAACAGATAGTGCAAAAAAGATTCCGACTAAGTTCTTAAATGGTTCTAACATATGTTCCTCACATTTCTTTTAACATTTTTTGAAGGTCTTTTGTATTTCCTACGAACATTGCATTTGTAACATTCTGAGGAGTTGGTTGTTTTGACTTGTCTTCTTTTATATCTTTAACTTGTTTCTGAAGTGAGATAAGGTCTTTGTTTGCATCAATCATTGTTTTCATTAATTGACTGACCACTTCGAAAGCTCTTGGATGTTCACTTACCTGTGCAATATTTATAAGAGATTGCAATACGTTCTCTCCATTGTCAATGATACTTCTTAGATTACCACGAGCATAATCATAGTCATCTTGTAGTGTATCTGACATTTCTTTCTTTGGCGGTTTTGATTCATTAATAATTTCGACAAGAGCCTTACTATCAGGAAGGTCAAATATCTTTTCAAATTTATTTTCCATATTTCCTTTAGACATTAATCTGAGTCACTTCCTGTTTTTGGATCGTATGTAAATCCATCTGTAAAGAAGAATAAATTCTGTGCAAACCCAAAGTCACTATTTGAAGAGATAGTATTTCTATGTACTGATACAGAACTGTTTGATGTAACATCACCATTTGCCAATTGGCCAGGCACAATAACAAGTCTTGAGTTTCTTGCAGAACCAACAATGTTATTTGCATGAAAGTCAACTTGTGTTCTCTTGATAACACCTGTAGTAGAAACAGGCCCAAAGAAATATCCCTGTATGGTAAAGTCAAGATTCCATATCAATGCTCTTCTTGTAAGAAAGTCTCCCTCATAAGTATCTTCTATGTTTATAGAGTTAAGAACAACAGGAGTATCCATAGTAATATTCATACTTGGAACTAGCTTTATATTTGTTGTGAACTCTGGTCTAAAATAAGGAACGATTTGTTCAAGTATCTGTGTTCCATCATCTGCATTTTTTACAAAGATAGAAAGAAGAATTTGTATGTCATAAGGAACTGGAACAAACTGTGTTCTTA